GTATTTTTATTTCCAGATGCGTGTCCAAAAAATGCGTTGTCTTCACCACCAGATGCAATGTTTAAACCAGCATAAGCTCCAAGTAATGTATTTCCACTTGTACTATCTGCACCACCAGTACCACCACTATCATTATTAGACATTGAGATTCGGGAGTTGGCATCAAGTTGAAGATGATAAACCCATGAGCCTGTACTGTAACTTCTTAAAGCTATATTATTATTTGTTCTTGATACTAATTGCCATTTATCAGCATTATCATCACCATTATCTGCATAGAGTCCGAGTATAGCACCACCAGCTTCTCCACCATATATAGTGACATCAGTATCTGTAGAAGTTGAGCCTTTTTGTTTTCCAATTTCAACATTGCCTGATGAGTTAATACGCATAGATTCATCTAATGTCTCATCATTTTGGCTTATTTTAAAAACTAAATTTGTTTCAGAATTAGAATCAAGACCAGAGTTTTTAATCGCCTCAATAGATGCCCCAACATTACTTGTTGCAGTATCTATTGGAATTTCAAATTTTAATCCTATCCCATCACCAGCTTCTAAATTTGTTCCACTTACCTCTGAACCTCTTACAATTAAACCATAATTAATTCCAGAGCTACCAGTAATTATTGTATTTATATCGAGACTTGCTTCGGGCGACACTCCAATTCCAACTCGGCTGTTTGTGGTATCTACAATAAATACATCCGTACCATCAGCTTTCTCAACCAATAATGCAGAAGTATCTGTAACCTTTATCTGTTGAGTTCCAGTTAAAATCTCATCAAATGATAATGAACCACCGCCAGATACGGTTAAGTCACCTGAAATGGTCAGGTCACCACCTATTGTACCGCCAGAACTTAGAAATCCAGCGGAGCCTATTAATTTACCGATCATCTTAAACCTCCACTATCCTGACTGCATGAGCAGTAGATGATGTAGAATTGAAATTAAACCTGATCACATCCCCAGAGGTACTTCTAATAGCAACTGGGACTGCCACACTTGTTAGGCTCCCACCCGGAAGGATGAGGTCTATGTCAGCATCAATGTCAAGGTCTGAGGTTGCAAAGTTGAAATAAACATCACCAGCCGCATATATGAGTATCTGATGTGTTCCCTGTGCGAGGTCAAAGTGCTTTGTGTTTCCAGTACTGGCACTTGAACCTGCCGTGATCTGGGCACCTGAGCTACCACCCAAGCCACCTGATGATGCGTCTGCAACTGAGAAGGTACCAGCCGCTGTGGTATTCAGTGCTTCGTGTGTTCTGAATTTTTGTAGATTTGCCATTTTATTCTCCTGTTATATCACTCAGCTTGCGAGGCGAGAATGCTCCTTATCTGAGATCGTTTAAATATTGATAGAATTATGTATGCAATCTACTCCATAGATAGATACATAATCAACCTGTTAGGTGTGTTATATGAAATTTGCTGGGACTACTGCTCTAGTACCCCCGGTCTTGCTTCGTTTCTTTGTACCATATTTTTTTATAGCTGTATCAAATTTTCTTTCATGTTGCATCATAAGGCCCATGGATACCTGAGCCATTCCTGCATCGGACTCATTGCCAGCCTTGTCCATATATAAACATTTCTTGACATAATCAACAATGGCAGAATGAAAAAGATTATCAACGTCTGGGGTATTGGTCACTGATGTAACCTTCTTAGGGTTCCCATAATAGTGTATGATCATACCATTTGTCACAGCATGATCAAATGCCTGATACATCTTCCTAGAGGTTCTTGTGTCCCCTGATGAATCGTAAGTAGTGACCAGCCCTAAGTGATCCCCCCTAATAAAATACAGCGTTCTATTTTCTGGATACTTGAGATTGCTTGCCATTACGAAGGCTCCTTTATCGCAGATTCCGATGTGATGTCAAACATCAATGGCTCACCATCCAATGCTCTTGGCACCATGATGTAATCCCCTGCGTCATCCATAATATCAACCCTATGAACCTTATTGATACCCATCGCATTGCCAGATGAATCCGTAGCACTGTCTGAAATATCATAGAACATCTGATCTGCTACTATGTCTACCTTTGCAGACATGGACTTTTGAGAATACTGCCCAAGTTCATTGATCGCATCATTGACCAACGACATGATATATGCCTCTGGTGCATCGGGAAATGTTTGTCTAACCCTACTTATTATTTGCTTTACCGTCAATGAATGTATTGCCATTACACTCCACCATCATCACATATTGCAAAAACCATAGCTTGTATATTAGACGAACCATCAGCTTCTACATTTATATCATCAATTTCTGTATTAGAAAGTCTTGCGTAAAAACATTCATTTGCTTGAATAACTATATCGCCAACAGAACCTCCACCAGAAGGGTCATTTCCACCTAGATTTAAAAAAAGTTTATCTGTATTAGCAGTGCTTCCATCAGAAGTCCCAGTGTGCTTTATAAAAAAGAAAACAACATCATCAGTCCCATTAGTAGTTGCTGTTGCACCTTCTTCTGCTGTTCCCTGACCTAAAAATGGCACAGTTGCCAATAAAGCATCTTCGTTAGAATTGCCAACAATAGTCAATGAATAAGTCCATTTATTATTATCTCCCAAGTCGTTTAGGTCGTATGTAGTAGTTCCACCTACCGTTGTTTTAATTTCGTCCGGTAAAAGTGATGCTGAAACATTTACCGTTGCCTTGTCAGCCGCCATGTCTTTCTCCTTATGTCTTTAATAATTGTAATCCCTTATCGTAGTCGGCTTGTAGCTTTGCCTGTTGCTTCTCATACCAACTATATTGGGCAGTGTCAACCTGTAATCTTGATTGAACTTCACTGATATAGCCCTGAGCACCCTGTACCAATTTGCTTACCTGAGCCTGATAAGATTGAAGTTCATTTGAAAATTTTTGAATCTTACTATTATTATCCGCTATCAGCTTTTCCATAGACTTGGCTTTATTCGCTAGGTCAAGTGCTTGGTCTTGGGCCTTGTTAAATCTATCTATCTCTGTAGTTTGCTGAGCTTCTTGCCTATATTCTTGAGCTAAAACATTTGCATTTTGCATTGCCACCTGTAAATCCATATTTGCCTTTTCGGAAGCTTCTTTAAACTCGGTTTGGTAACGGGCATTTTCTTTATTGAACTCATTTTGCTCATTGCTTATATCAGAATTATACTCTGCTATCTGAGCCTGTAATTGTGAGATCTTTGTCTGAGCAAGTTCAATATCTTCATCATCATCTAGGCGACTATTGACCTTTGCAAAATCTAAGGAGACGATTGGTTTCGTAAAGTTTGGGGCATGTGAAGACACATCAACTCCGTTAGGTGCAATAGCGGTTGATGTAGTGACCGCCTGAGCACTTGCATCAGAATTTGATGCATCGGTATAGGACACTATATTTATCGCTGGAGTAACCGGAGTATCAATATCAGTAACAATTTTATCTAGTTCTGTATTTGCGGCATCTATAGCTGTAGTGATATATGAATTAGATGACTTGCTACCCAACACATTTTGTAATGACCTAACAGCACCATACAATACAACAAGATGTTCTGCCTCATCTGGGAACACTGCAATCGCACTATCCCCATAGGCCACTGCCGGATACTGAACCTCAGAATAGGTACAGGAACCACCATCTGGAATAACATCCAATCCATTATTGTCTATGTAATATACAGGGTCTGTAACAGTGGCATAATTCATATCATCCTCATCCTTGGCCCTTCCCTGCTGACTTGAACTTATATTTCTACAAGGTTGTTTTATATCACCATCGCTTCTAAAAACATTTAGCACCTTTCCGGTGTTCATCGTACTCGCACTACCAGAGGTGAACGACACCTCAGCTGAACATAATGGTAACAGCCTAGTTGGTAAGCCATTAATGACCTCTTTGGCACCATCCGTAAGGAATTGCGTTAGTTCGTTTTGAGTAGGGGAACTACTACCATCTAATGCAAGACTTGTTAATCCTTCTACTTGTACTTCAAATGTTGCCATTATACACTCGCTACAAAGACCTCAACACTAATAGCGTTACCTCCCGGTTGAACTACGAGGCTATCCAGATCAACTAGATCTGTCACTAGATTAGCATTTGCATCCGATACTCCAATGCCATCATGCCCAGATCCCATCATAAAGCTTTTTCCAGCTTCTAAT